GCAGGTAGAGCAGATTAAGGCTTTGGAGCGGTATAAGGCTGAGAATAAAAAGAAGTTTACAAAGCAATTCAGTAATATAAATGGTTCAATAGATGCTATGATATTTGCTGCCAGACAGGCAGGCGGTACAGAGCAGGAACAGAAGATATTAAGAGCAATTAAAAAAGGACTTAAAGCATCTAAAGTGTCACAGGGCGCTGAAGGTGCTTTTTTCAAATTAAATACCAGGAAGTTAGATGCGCTTATAAAAGCCACAAAGGCGGATTTTGCTAAAGCTGAACATTCTATGCTAAGAATGTCGGAAGATAAATACCGGCAGATAATATTCAATGCTCAGGTGTATGCGAATACGGGTGCAGGAACATATGAGAAGGCAGTTGATATGGCTACAAGAGATTTTCTTAAAGCTGGTATTAACTGTATTGAATATGCGAATGGCAGCAGGCATACAGTAAAGGATTATGCCAGAATGGCTATTCAGACAGCCAGCAAGCGTGCATATCTAACTGGAGAGGGAGAGATGAGACAGTCATGGGGAATTAGTACAGTTATTATGAATAAGCGTGCTAATGCCTGTCCTAAGTGTCTTCCATTTGTTGGTAAGGTGCTTATAGATGATGTATGGAGTGGCGGTAAGGCATCTGATGGTCCTTATCCGCTTATGTCATCTGCAATAGCTGCGGGGTTGTACCATCCAAATTGCAAAGACGTACATACAACATATTTCCCTGAGTTGGATGAGGAGCCAGATAGTAAGTTTACCAAGGAAGAATTAGAAAAGGTCAAGGAAGATTACAAGCAGGACCAGAAGCAGCAGTATGCAGGCAGAATGGTTGAGCAGTTTGACAGGCTGTCTAAGTACTCATTAGACCCGGATAACAAGAAAGTGTATGCAGCGAGGAAGGAACAATGGGAGAATGTTGTTGCAAATGGACAGAAGAATGATATAATGGAATCAGACTTAAGCACATTAAAATGCAAGTTAAGGAATGATTCAGATATAGAGAAAGAATATTATAACATTCTTAAAGAAAAGTTTTCACATGGAAATAAAGCCGCTAAGCATTTATTTGCTAAGTATGCAGGTGGTGAAACAATAGATGTATCAATGTATGAAGGTACTGCACATTTTAATACCAAAACAAAGAAAATATCTATGCATTATAAAGCTGATATGAGGAATATAAGAGGTGCAGGGACTACTTGGTATCATGAACATGGACATTTGATAGATGATTCACTTGGTATGGTATCGAGGGACGAACATTTTAAAGAATTACTAGAACAGGACACATTCCAATATAGAATAAAATATGGAAAAGAGCATAATTTAAAAACATATGACAAAGTAGATAGAGCAATTAGTAATGATTTACAAGATATAAGAAGACATTCTGCTGTATCGGACTTATTAGATGGATTAACAAAAGGGAATATTAGAGGTTGTGCAGGGCATAGTATTGATTATTGGGACAATCAAGAAAATATTACATCGGAAGCTTTTGCACATATGTTTGAAGCACAATTTGACGAGGTGCACTATAAAGAGATGCAGAAATATTTCCCCAAATCATTAGAGTATTTTGAAAAGAAATTGAAGGAGGTAGCAAGGTGATAAAGAAACTAAAAGATGCAAGAATAAAATTTGTGAATCATTTTAAATATTCTCCAGAGTTCCCTCCTGATTTATATTTTGACCAAGAAGAATATGCTGAATTATTGTTGAAATGCATAGAAGATGATTTTGATTATACAATTGAGAAATATGGAACAGTAGTGCCAAAGAAAATGCCAAGACCAGAAATAATATGGGATTAACAGCCACCAGTCGATAGATTGGTGGTGTTTTTATACCCAATTTTAAGAAAGTGAGGACAAGACAGTATGAAAAAATTATTTATTAGCCAGCCTATGGCAGGTAAAACAGACGAGGAAATAAAAGAAACAAGGAAAAAGGCAATAGAATATGCAGAGCTGCTATTAGGTGAGAAAGTAGAAGTTATAGAGTCTTTTTTTGAAGGAGCACCAGCAGAAGCTAAGCCATTGTGGTTTTTAGGAAAATCAATAGAACTTCTATCACAGGCTGATGTTGTATATTTTGTTAAAGGTTGGGATAAGGCTAGAGGCTGTAAAATAGAACATCAGTGTGCAGTAGCATATGATATTAAGAGAATTGAAGATTAGATTGAATAAACAGCTATAGAGCTGTTATTTTTATACCCAAGTTGCACCGGTGCAACACAATTTAATATTAGTTGATAAGCACGCATAGCAATACGCTGTGGGTGCTATTTTTATGCCCAAAACTTAATGGCACTAAACTTTAGGAAAATGCTGACGAGCGGTAAACGGAAGAAAGGAGATAGAGTGATGAGAAAGACATTGCCTATTAATTTACAGTTCTTCGCAGAGGGCGGAGATGGTAACGGCGACCAGAACGCTGGAAGTAACAATAATGGACAGGCAGGACAGCAAGGTGGTCAGAATAATCAGCAGGCGGCTGGAATTGACTATGACAAAATACAGAGCATGTTAGACACCGCAACTGCCAAGAAAGAAAATGCTGTGCTTAAAAGCTATTTTCAGCAGCAGGGACTATCCGAGGAGGAAGTCAGCCAGGCTATTGCAACATTTAAGCAGAATAAACAGCAGCAGGTAGAACAGCAGCAGAATGCTAATGCTAGTCTTCAGAACGAAGTGGCAGCAGCACAACAGCTTGCAGAACAGGCTCAGATTGAGCTTGCAGCTACAAAGGTAGCTATGACACTTGGCATTGAGGCCAAGACACTCCCATATGTGCTTAAGATGGCTGATTTTACTAAGGCTAAGGGTACAGATGGAAAGATATCAGATGATAATGTTAAAGCTGCACTTGAACAGGTCCTTAAGGATGTACCAGCACTTAAGCCAGGTAAGGAGAACAATGCTGGATTCCAGATTGGTGCTCCAGGTAACAATGAAAATGGCAATCAGGGTAATGATGATGAAATAAGAAGGTTATTCGGATTAAAGCCAAAACAGTAAAGAAAGGAATAGGATCATATGAATAATATCGAATTATCAACAATATACCTTCCAATACTTGATGAGGTGTATAAGGAAGGTGCAAAAACTTCAGTATTAGATGGTGATGAAACAACAGTAAGAAAAGGCAACAATGGTGAAATCAAGATTGCGAAGCTTGATATGGATGCACTTGGTGATTTTGACAGAAAGTCAGGTTACACAAAGGGTTCAACTTCACTTACATGGGAAACAGTTAAGTATGATAAGGAACGTTCACAGGATTTAAGAATTGATCGTCTTGATAATGATGAAACACTTGCACAGCCATTTGCTAAGTTATCAAGTGAATTCTTAAGGACAAAGGTTATTCCTGAAACAGATGCCGCACGTATCGCTAAAATCTGTGGAACTAAGGATATAACAGTAAAGGAAGAGAACATTGAAACAGGAGCTGAATTAATAACAGCGTTAAGAGCCTGTGCTAATAAGATGGATGAGGATGAAGTTCCTATGGAATCACGTATTTTATTCATCACACCTACATTAGCTTCTCTTGCGGATGATATGGACACAACTAAGTCAAGAGAAGTACTTAAGAGATTTTCTCAGATTATAGCAGTTCCACAGTCACGTATGTACACATCAATAACTCTTCATGATGGTAAGAATTCATATGGATATGAAAAGACTAAGGCAGCTTATACATTATCAGAGGATACATCACCACAGCCAGGTAAGACTTATTACACCAAAGAAAGTGAGGGTAATTACAAGGTTATTAGTAATCCAAGTGGTACACAGGTTTCCAATTATGAGATGACAACTAAGCCGGCAAAGGATGTTAACTTTTTATGTGTTGAGAAGTCTGCAGATGTAACAGCTATGGACCAGTACATTAAGTACTTTAGTCCAGATCAGGACCAGGATGGAGATAGTCATGTATTCAAGTATCGTAATAATAACCTTTATGGTCACGTATACGAGAATAAGACTGCAGGTGTATATGTATCACATAAGGATAATTAAGGAGG